TCTTTGTCTACACTCACGATAATACCTGGTTCTTTTGTATTCCAGATAGCAAGAAGATCATCTGCTTCCATACCATCTGCGGGTACAGCATCCCAATGCTCTTCTAAGTAACTGTAAGCATACTCAAAGAATTCTTTCTCTTGCTCTGTAATTTCTTTCTTACGATTACCTTTGTATGCAGGATAAATTGTTTTACGAAAGTTATCTTTACCTTTGATAGCAATCTTACCTGCGCTACCTTCTAGCTCAGACATAATGCTTGCAATTGTCTGGTCTAGTTTCTTTTTGATGTCTTTAGTCTTGAGTGCTCCCCAAATAGATTGGTATACAAGTATATCTCCGTCAATGTAAACATTAATCGTCATCGTTATCTACCTCTTCTAAGTTGATTTCACCCAGATGTAAACCAATCATGAGGTTTAACATCTCTTCATATCTCCGTTGCATGCTCCATATCTGGTAGGCTTGGAACATAACAACAGCAATCAATGTGTATAGTATTTCTGTTAATGCCATTTACTGATGTACTCCTGGAGTTCTTTATAACCACCAATATAAGTACCATCGATTACTATTTGAGGCACCGTAGTACCTAACGTATCCTTAACTGTTTTACGTAGATCAGGCTCCTTTTCAAGGTTGATCTCGTATATAACATAGTTTTGTCTGGAATGCAATAAGTTTTTTGCTTTCTCACAGAACTCACAGTTAGGAATACTATATATGGTAGCTATTCTTGTGCGCTCAGTATACGTGTCCATTAATAATCTCCTTTTTATCTTCATACGGTGCTACTACCTTACGATAAAACTCTTGTTGAGCACCAGACAAGGCTCCCATCACTTCATTAAGTGTATGATAGCTATACTCGCCTTTATCTTTAAGATAATCTGAGACCATTGCTGCAATAAGATATTGAATCTCACCCGCATTTTCTGGATCACGATCAAACAGTTCTTCTCTTGCTTCTTTACTAATATACGGCATTAGTGTACCTCCAAATAATCTTTACCAACTTTACAGTCACCTGCTTCCATGATTGTAACACCAAGTTCTTTTGGTGCATCGACAAACCACTTCCGTATAATAGCTTCTGCTTTATCAGTATCCTTGGGTGAGATCTCCCATGTGCATTCATCATGGTAGAATAATAATTGTTTAGCTTCAATACCTTCTTTCTCAAAGGCTTCATTGATTCTAACAATGGTTCGCTTCATTAAGATAGCCTCAGTACCTTGTATAAGGTAGTTGAATGCTTTATAGGCTTCATCAGTGTATATACGCCGACCATCAAGGCCACGTAGATATCCTCTTTGTTGTGCTACTTGTTTAACTTGTTCTGTTAAAGCAGCAAGGGCAGGCCACCGTTGTAAGAAAGCATCTTTAGCTTTGTTACCTGCTTGTGCAGACCTACCTAGAATAGTACCTAACTTATTACCTCCAGCACCAAAGAGAAAGGCGAAGAAGAAAGGCTTTGCTTCATTACGAGTACAACTAATTGCGTCAGCATTCTTCTGATGAATATCTCCTTTAAGGATCTCATCAGACATCTCTTGATCTCGACCGAAGTGAGCAACAACACGGGCTTGATAGCCAGCACCGTCAGCAGAGATTAATACCTTATCTTCGGGACAGATAAACATAGAACGAATATCAGCACCGTAAGCTGCTTTGGGTGACGGAATGTTAGCAATAATCTTATGTGTTTGTCTGCCTGTAGCAGCACCGATATCAATCACATCACCGTATAACCTACCGTCACGGATATATTCTTTCCATCCACCAAGTACGCTGTGTCTGGCACGAAGAGTAAAGTAACGATCGATGTCAACACCAATACTACCGAGTTTAGTTAAGCTATCTGTTGTAAGCTTAGGGCTTACTCTAACAAACTCATTGTCAATCTTTTTCCAGTTCCACTGAGTAGGCTCCCATCCAAGAGTATAAAGAAACTCTTTAAGATGTTCTTGATTACCTAGCCTGGCCTCAACTGTTTCTTTACGTTGAAACTCCTCACCAGGTTTTATTGGGGGATTACTGCTAAGAGAATCAGACACATCAATATAGCGCCCAAAGTAGTCGCCCAAAAGCCTTGCAGAAACGGCGGTGTATTCTCCGTTCTTCTTATACTTAGCGGTTTTGGGTTCTTTGTCGATGGTAATTGTGAGGCTGCCCAGTTGTGGTTCAACTCTTTGTTCGATTTCATTCATCTCACCTTTGATTTTATTTATAGTATTATCTAGCAGTTCTTCATTGATACGCCAGCCATTTTTAATTTGTTCGCTAGACCAGTAGGCCATCTGGTGTTCTACTTTAATTGCATCATCATAGTTAGGATTAGTAACTATAATTTTATCATACTCTTTCATGAGCATATCGTATACCGCAATGTTAGCATCAACATCTGCTATACAGTACTGAACCATTTCATCGGAGTAGTTATCAAACCCCCCATCATAGTCCATCTTCTGTTCTTCTCCTGCTTGTTTAGCAAGAGCCTTTAGGCTATGTCTACGCCCTGTTTTCTTACGATGGAAGTCGTTAAGACGAGAGTATATTACAGTATCGATTATTTTATTACGATCGATAGCATAGCCAGTTACCTTCTCGAAGACTACACGGTCATAACGCATACCATTATGTGCTATAATACCGGTAGCCTTCTCGAATAACTTAAATGATTCAGATACATTAGGGTACTGATCATCATGATCACTAAAGATATGTAGCTCTTTAGTGTGTAAGTTACGCATTACTGAAACCCATATTGTGTCCGCTACATCTTGGAAGCCGTTCGCTTCGATGTCCCACGCATATATTGTCATAGTGTTTCCTTTGCTTAAATTGTTTGGCCTACTCCGCAGGACTCGAACCCGCAACCTAGTCATTAGAAGTGACTTGCTCTATCCAGTTGAGCTAGGAGTAGTAGTCTTATTATTCTTTAGGTTCTTTTGTAGTAACATAATCAACAGCTTGCTCTACAACTGAGGTAGTAACTTCTACTGTTTTTTCTGTAACGGGAATTACAACATTCTCTGTAACCCCTACGATAACACTAAATGTTACCACAAAAATAAAAAGTGCTTCTAACATTTGTTATACTCCCTGATGACGGTGATTGTTTTTAATGTAAGATACCATTGCTTGTGAGACATTATAACAAGCACCAATATAGTGTTGACGCAATGAGGTCTCACGAGATAGTTTACGGATTACTTTTACTTCTTTCTTTGTTAGTTTCATTTTCTTTTCTCTCTTTAATTAGGGGAATTATCCAATGATCTGAGTGATCATGCGGATCGTCCGAACTCTTTGGGGATGTATTTGATTCCTGCGATGTTTCCGTTATAGAACTTGGCTTTGTCATTTGAATCCCTCATAGTCAACACATCTAGTTTGTGTTGAATATTAGCTTCACCGTAAGATAAGCCTCCTCTTGTAGTATAAACTTTTAATACTGTAAAAGAGAAGTTATCTTTACCATGTTTAGCTAGGTCTAGGTTTAATTCGGCAGAAGAACCAGTGTAGGTCTTCCAGTTAGTTTCCGTATTGTACCTATAGTTAGGTGTCTTTACTCCTTTCCTAATATAGTTTTTCTTTCCGCCATGCAGAAAGTTTTTCTTACCTACATAATATCTGTCATCCAAGATGTTATGTATAAGATAAACAAAGCCATGCAAGCCCGATATATCTAGTGGTTCGTTGGTTCTCCAATGACCTTGATTATCGTATTGCTTGTATGGCTTTATTGTATCTAATAGAGTATTAAACTCCATCATAGTAGTCTAGCACTGCTTCGACTGCTTCTTGTAAGTCATAATGTACCTCTGTTGCATAGGTATAAATGAAGGGGTGTTTAAATTGTCCAGGATCTACCAAGACAATAATNACTTTACCCCACTCTTTAGCCTTAGCTACCTCCATTACTGTACCCCACTTCTTTCCGGGCATGCTATCCCTTAAGTCTGCAAGGATTACCTTAGAGTTCTTGATGTCCAACATATCTTGAGCTTCAATTCGTTTAAGCTTATTGAATGTAGTGATATGTTCCTCTTCCTCTGAGTTAAGATGGAGTGGTAGTCGTCGTGTAGGATGTAGACACTTGATGTCAAATTCAGTTAATACTTGTTCAACATATTCACGCCAGTCCATCATGTCATTTTTACTAACATGTTCCATAGCGCCAGCAGTATATACATAGTCACTCATTTTACTTACCTTCTTTCCTGATAGGTTTTACGAAACGGTTAGCCCAAAGAACTTGAGCTAACTGAGTTACGTANTATTGNGTATTGTATTCTGGAAGGATCCATGCAGGACCATTCCGGGTCTCAACTTTAATTAGTTTAGAGGGCATTAGAAGTCCTCGCCAGCGCCATCGTAGCTTACATAGTCTGTAATCTGCATGGCTACNAGCATAGCNGATACTCCTTTCTTACCTGCCATCTCCCAGTCGTAGGAGAATAGTTTAATATGACCTTTAGATCCGTTACCCATAGCTTTAATCTTGCTGGGGGCCATCTCTTCTTTATCAGTATCAACAACNTTNGGTGGCTCGTTAGCNTCTCCGTTAGCTTTNATTGCTTTACGTTTAATGTTAGCGTAATAGCCGTTGTCTCCTGATTTCATCTTGACACCAGCAGATTCTAGTTGAGCTTTAGTTGCATCGTTATTTGTAACCACCTGTACATCCCACTGGAGTGTACCGAAAGGTGAATGCTTGTCAACCAACTTAGGCCAGTTGAATGTTACGTCACGTACTACGATTACTTGATTAGCCATTATATTTATCCTTATGTTAATGGAAAGTGATTACATCAGAGTATAGTTCGACTAGTATTTGGTCTACTACTTCTGATATGTTGTTGTGGTTAATCTCATGATTAACACTTAAGTCAAACAGATCTGTTGTGATAACAGTTGTTTCGTCAGGTAAGACTTCCCATGATACTGGAAAGTCTTTGTATTTATACAGTGAATGAAGCTTATAGTTCATTCTCTTGCTCAATTACTTTAACAAGATAATTAGCATACCATTGTATCTTCTTGGCATCCTGTAGCTTGTCATCTTTCTTACCGATACGTATACTATATTTAAGTATCTGACCGAGCAAGTGAGATTGAACACCGTTATGGTGTGCAAGTATATAGGTCATTAGATCCATATACTCAAGACCATTGGGATAAGTACCCGCTGGTATTACTTTATAGTGAGCAGGATTGATTATGGTATCCTGTTCTCGATCATCCATAGCTTTAAAGTCACCATGAAATTCTGTAGTCTTTTTATTTGTTTCTTGATTGTCTTCAAGAGTACGTAGCTCCTCTAATAGATGTTGAGTTTCAAAACTTGTTTTGGCAAACAAGAGTTGTTCTTTTATCTCATCTTTTGTCATAGGACTTCCTTAGTTTGAGGGGAAAATATCGATCCCTTTTAATAATGGACTATAGATTTAGTGTGCGCAGCATAGTTAACTTCTGTCTGCGTCTCATTGTACTGGCTGCCTTAGCAGGAGTAGTACCAAGCGCCCAGTGTCGTCCATCCTTAGACACTGATAGCGCAAGATCTTTTACCTTAAACAAAGCACGTATAGCTGCACTATTATCTCTACTAGAGTAGTAGTAGTGTGCTCTGTTGGCAAGTAATTTTTCATCTCGTGTACCTGTTATCTGAAGTACTTGAGTATCATATAAACACTTCTCATCGTCTTCCTCAAGCCACTCACA